CAACGAATAGGTGGCTAAGAAGTCAGTGGGTGACGAGAGGTACTTGTTGTTAGCCGTGACAGTTCCGGTTACGTTCTTGCGAATGGATGGGAACTGAACGGTGTTGAAAATACGCTGTTCGGCTTGAGTGATGAACGTGTTGACTTGTTCAGTACTCGTGAGCGTAGCCGTGCCTGTCCCCGCACTGTCCGTAAAGGCAGTGGCTGGGAAGTCATTTTCCAAAAATCCTTTAATGGTTTCGAAAAGGGTTTGGTAATTCATACCCTATTTCCTTTGGAATAATTTTCACGAGCTGAAAGAACTTGCAAATTCCACGGCACATGCAAACCAGACACCGTTTTTCCTTGCAGCGGAATTATATGGTCAACAGTCCATAAAGTCCCTAACATTTTGGTTCTTAGCGAAGCCAACTCATACGCTTGCACCATCATCCAATGATCGTCTACCGTTAACCACTTTGGCGTTCGGTTTTGTTTGGAAGCTTGGCGTCTACGAACAACAGCAGCTGCTTTTGCTTTATTTTTTGCATACCAATCTTTGCGTATCTGATCCATTTTTTCTGAGTTAGCGTCCATCCATTTTTTAGTACGCTGTCTCATTACATCTTTGTTTCGTTCTGCATACCTTTTCTTTGCCGCCTTAACCCTTTCAGGATTAGCAGCAGCCCAAGCCTTGACGGTTTGTAGCCGCCTTGGATCATTTGGGTCTTTATAAGGCATGGTTAGCCCATCGGACCACGAGCCATAACACCTTTGGTTGCCGCGCCTGTGCCGTAAATTTTAATTCCAGAAGTCTTGGCTTCGTCAGGGTAACCGTTCTTGCCGGTTGAGTTGGTGTTTGGTTTCGGCTGTGTGTACTTGTTCGTCGGGTTGGCAGTATCAACCGAGAAGAATTCAAACTTATCATTCTTAGTCATTATCGACCCCGCTGGTTGTTTGCACGAGCCATATTACGGCCGACCTTGCGCATTGCCATGCCGGTCACGCCGCCTTTTTTCATGCCATGCAGACGCTTCTCGTGCATCTTGACTTCTTTGTCTGCAATTTTTTTAACCTGTTTGGTATCCATTTTCTACCCCTATGAAGTCACTACTGTTACGCTGCCAATCGCAATCGTCAACGCCAAGTTATTCGGCGTGAACCCTGCATCGTCGCCTCTTGCGCCACCCACCGGATTCCAGCCCCACTGGATGATTCTACTACCACCCTCTGGTGAGCCGCTACCTAAAGGTCCAGTACTGTTCTGCTGCGTCTGCAACCCGCTATTACCCGAGGTCACATAACTCACATCCGGTCTTGGGTTACGAACTGCTTGCGGGTCGTTTACCGGGTACATACCTAGTTGCAACTGCGGCTGGTCAGGTTCCCAGCACTCTGGGCAGACCATAATGTTGACCAGCTTGGTCTTAATCGTGAGCTTTTTTAACTCTTTTAACTTGTACCTCTGCCCACAGCGGTCGCATTCCGCAATCGAATACTTACCGGAGGAAAACCTATTAGCCATTAAACAAATCTTCCCTTGGTCTTACCACGAGAAGCAATGCCATCAGCACGGGAAGATGCCGATACTACACCGCCCTTTTTGTTTCCTTTTGGAACTGAATAATACCTGTTGCCACGTTTAACAATTTCTGAGCCGCGTTCTTTTTCCGCTTCTTCTGCTTTATTCCAAGTCTCATGCTTACGCCCTTTAAGGATGACGTAACTGTCTTCGGGTAAGCCATGAGTTTTTTTATCCTCATCACTAGCCATTGTGACTGAACCCCAATGCCCTTCATTTTTGCCCGTACCATCAGGACCAAGACCCGCTGCTTTAGCAGTGTCATAGTCATAATCTTGGCTTTCAGGATCAAATTTTGGTGTTCCTTTAGGCATAGAACATGTTCCTAGGCACGTATCGAACCGGAGCTTTTTCTCGATCTTCGGAGGACGCCAAATCCCACTGTTCGTTGTACTCAGCCTTGAGCATGGCAATCCGGGTAGGATCAATATTTGGTAGCTTCATAGACAACTGGAACGCCAGACCCGCCACCATGCAAGGCATGAACCGGAACGGGATATCTTGGCCGTTGATACCATTGCCAGCGTCTTGCATCCTACGCAACCGCCAGTACACGAAGGTGTAGGTTTGGCTGTTATCCGGCGTTGGCCAGACGTGAATCCGGGGAGGAACCGCCACACCAGCGGAGTTTGTAGCCCCTGAACGGCGTTGAATCCAAACCTGAATTGGTCGGCCAACGGCGTTCTTGTTTGGGATTGTGGCGTAGGTAGACTCGCTAATCCGGCTAATCGTGATGTCAGTCTGATTCTGGTACGTGCCCGTACGGATCACATGGTCCAATAGGTCGACTGTATCAACAGGTAGATCGTAAGTGATCGTTGGCGTTGGGCTGGTGTAGGCTAAAGTTAGCTGGCCTTGCTCCACCGTCCACATATTAATACCACGGTTTGCCCACTCCATCGTGAGCAGGTTCAACGACCGGCGTGCCGTACGCATGTCGTAGCCCGAACGCAACTCCTGTCCGCAACGCTCAAACGCCTCTTCAACCAGATTGTTTAGGTCTAGGTTGAAGGCTTGAGTATCAGTAGTCTTGTACGGTACGGTAGCCATTACTTATTTCCTATACGCAGCAGTTTTCTTAGCCACGCCTTTAGGTTGGGGTACAAACTGCTTTCCGGCTGCTTTACCGGCTCGCTTGGCACGGGTGCTGGCGGCATACTCTTGCGGGGAGAGGGCTTTGATGGCGGCTTCCGGGAGGTATCTCTCTCCGGTTGCTTTGCTTCCCTGCGTGGATGGCTTGCCACTTTTCGTGCGCCACTTTTGCTGTGTCCACGCTTTGAGGCTGGCTTGCGGTTTGGCGAGTCCACTCACTTGTACCCCCCGCCAGACTTCTTGTACTGCAACGCCAGCATCTGTGCCTTACGCGCAGACCACTGCCCCGGATCACCACCCTTGCCACCAGCTTTGATGCGGTTGAATAACGACTTGCGCATACCCGGTTTGGTGTAGTTACCAGCCTCATTCACGCGACTTACTTCACCACCCTCGGCGTACATAGATACCTCATTCGGATCATCCTTGCGTTTGATCGTATGTTTCTTTGGCATCTTGGAGGGGGCGATTGCCCCCATACCCCGAGACGGTCGCATCAGAGATACTTTCCACGGGTCTTACCGCGTTGAGCTATACCATCGCCACGGCTAGAAGCTGAGCTTGCTTTGGGCTTGCTGCTAACTTTGCCACCGCGTTTCATACCAGCACCAGTACCCATATCCGACATACTTTGGTTAGTTGCCGCACTAGCACCTCGACGGGGGTAATTTCCAAATTTAGCGCTTTCTCTAGCCTGTTCTTCCGGGCTAATTGTAAGCGGTGCACGCGGGTCTCTAAAGTTAGGGGCAAGACGGGGGTCTTGATAATTTTGACCACGCCCTGAAACATTGCCACCACGTGGGCCTGCCCTTGCCATCAACGCATCAACACGGGCACGGTCTCTAGCGGCATTATTAACAGCAGCTACTGCATTAGCGCGAGTAGGGGCTTTATCAGAAATTTCCTCTTGGCGCGGGCGGTACGGGCCTTTTTCTTCTACAACACGTGATGGATCCGCGTAAGCAGCGCGAAGCCCTTCATCCACTGCTTCTTGCTTAGGAAGTGGGCGCTCAGCGACTTCTCGCACGCTGTCCGTAGTTTCCTTTTCAGCCTTTGCTTCCTTTTTCTTGTTGTAGTCACGATAAGCCATAGTACCGGCAACACCCAGTGCAGCGATAGCGGCTAAATCTTTCCCAGATATGCGTGCCATGATTGGCTCCTTAGCAATAGCCGCCTTTGTTCATCTTAATCTGGGTAGCTTTGGTTTTGCCACGTTGGGCAACTCCGTCGGCTTTACTAACAAAACCCCCAGCAGCCATTTTGATCATCGTGCCTTTGGTCTTACCCTTGGACTCGATACCGCCACCCATCATTTTTTTGGCTTTGGCCATACCACCCATTTTCATTTCGCCTTTGCCATCACCAATAAAAGCGGGCTTACCGTCTTTCATGGGCATCGCCCCACCTGCGGCGTATTTCATCATGCCACCCTTTTTCATTGCGCCCATCTCAGCAGCTTCGTGTTTAATCATGGACTTGGGAGCGCCCTTCTTCTTCATAAAGGCCATTTCCTTGCCAACCATCGCTTTGGATTCTTTCATTTCGCCACCCTGTGCAAATTTGCGGCCTTTATCGGCCTTGGAAAAATCTTTACCTACGGACTGTGGAACGCCTACTTTCTTGGCAAACGCCGGATTGTTGGCTATTGCCGCCATAAAGTTATGCTGCTTGGCTGAGCTGCTAGGCATCAGACCATCCGACCTTTCGTCTTGCCACGTTGAGCGCAACCATCAGCACGAGAGGAAGCTGAGCCGCCTTGGGCAAACTTGACCGGCTTTTTGCTGGCTTCGTATGCTTTGTCTTCCGCTTCCTTGCGTTTCTTCTCAGCTTGTCGGTCGGCAATTTCTTTTGGCATGGGGGCAGGACCAGTTTGGTTCATCTTTGCCCACTCGTCCCGGTATTGCGCAG